TTAGGTTACAACTTGGGTATGAGGTCTGCCTAATTCTGTAAATTTATTTAATACGGCTACACGTGCATGGATCTCATTCACTTGGCTGTCAAAATTCCTTGAGTAGAGTTTATCGCCTAATAATTTGATGCAATGCATCTTGGTTTCGACCAAACTTCGCCGATGATAACCAGACCACTTTTTCCAAAGGGCTCTTCCTAGACGCTTAACTGTTTTTAGTAATTCATTTCTCTCTTGCGAATGAACTTTTGTATCTTTCCACGGTTTCGCATTTTTTCTTGGCGGAATCACCGCATATGCTTGACGATCTGAGATCACTCGTCTGCAGCATTTAGTGTCATAGGCTCCATCGGTATAGACAGAATCTACTCGCTCATCAAGTGGTATTTGACCAAGTAAATCACCGAGCACCTGTGAATCACTGATATTGTTCGTTGTGAGCTGAACTGCACGTATTTGCAGCGTTTCAGCATCTATACCAATGTGAAGCTTACGCCATTGTCGACGATATTCAGGCTGATGTTTCTTCCGTTTCCATTCACCTTCGCCCAAAAACTTTAAACCAGTTGAATCTACGAGTAGATGTAGACCATTGCTACTTTTTTGGTAGCTAATCGCAATATCAATATGTTTTTGTCTTCTGCAAAGCGTCGTATAGTCTGGCGCTGTCCAATCTAATCCGCAAAGTTTAATCAGGCTTTGTACAAAGCCAGTGACCATGCGTAGAGAAAGACGAAATATGGATTTAATCATTAAGCAGCATTGGATGGCTGTATCGGAATAAGTTTGATTTCGACCATGTTGGCTTTTTGGTTGAGCATACCATTGTGTTTTGGGATCAAACCAAATGGCAATATTCCCACGATTAATGAGAGCTCGGTTGTATGTGGGCCAATTGGTTGTACGGTAGATTTTAGGTGTAGGCTTATTCATCTCAAAATTATATTGTGGAATAAGCCTTTAGAGACAGGTTTGTGCAACAAAGCCACTTGCTGGTCAAAAGATACAAAAACTGGATATTCATCATATCAAATTCATAATTTAGTTTATTCAACTTTAAAAAATTGTTGTGCCGAATACGTTGGTGAAGATGGTAAACCTGCAGAATCTGCATTTCATATAACAAATTCAGACTTAACAATGATTGGATGTGGGATCGAATCAATACATGCTTATAATTTGATGCGGATTTCATATTCATGGATACGTATCGAATCTCCTAGTTTTATTTATGGGATAAATAATAAATATAGACATGATATTTTTACTGGGTTGTTCGATATATCCAGCTCAGATTCAGTTGTTACTTTATCCGGTGGCCGGATTACATCTGTCAACTCAGATATATTTGCTGATGCTGTACGGGTCGATGGAGGTACATTTAATTTTGAGTCTCCAATGTGGGGAAATGTTGGGTTTCCTGATGATAATGTTGAATTTAAAATCAGAGTGTCTAACTGGGCAGCAATTCTAAATCTTAGCGACTTTACAGGACGAAAATATAATTTTAGTGGCCGATCAAAAGACTGGAAAAATAAACTACCAACATCTTTTGACAATGGAATAATTATTAATGGTTTAGCTGCTGAAAACTTGAATAACCTTCGTAGAAACACGACATTTTCTATGCAAGGCAATGCAAATAATGGAACAAAAGCAAATAATTACCCCGTTGACGGTTTTGGGGGAGCTATTGTTACATTCGGTTCCAATGATGCTGGAGTTTATACAAATGCAGTACAACTAGCTTTACCGGTTAATTCAAAAACACCTTATTTTAGAAGCGCAGAGTGGGGTGCTGATTATAAAACTTGGAATTATTTCTATACTTCAGCTAACACAACAGTCACAGCAGATGGGACTTTAAAATCAGCATCGCCAATTGTTAAATTATTTTCAGATCATATTGAATCGAATGAAGAAGCTTCCGAACAGAATCCTGAATTTGAAAAAATTGGGATTGGTCATTATCTTGTCAAAAATACATTGGGGTTCGCAAAAGAAGGCTGGTGGATTGAAGTTCCAAGTGATAGTAACGGAAATAAAATTTGTGCCATCAAATATAAAGAGTTAGAAAATGGCGATATTGAAGTTAAAACGTTTAAGCGCAAGTTCGATATTGCGACCGCTTCAGTTGTAGCTGATGAAGAAAACCCAATTGATATACCAGACAACATCAATGGTGAACCGAGGTGGATTGATTTACGTTTAAATTCAATCGAAAATGTAAGTCAGTTGTAATCATGTCAAAACCATTTTCACAGACTAAGAAACTTACACTTTTGATTTAGTCATGCAAGCCTGTTTGTTGAATTAAAACCTCAATAAACAGGCTTTTTTTATGGCTATAGATCAATACCACCACGGAATCCGTGTCATTGAACTCAATGATGGGATCCGGCCAATCCGAACCATTGCAACTGCAATTCCAGGCTTTGTTGCAACTGCAGATGATGCAGATCCATTAGTATTCCCAGAAAACCAAGCAGTACTAATTACAAATATACAAGCTGCAGTTGCTAAAGCCGGTAAAAACGGAACTTTAGCAAAAGTACTTCAAAACATGGCCAACCAAACCAACGCTATTTGTGTCGTGGTCCGTGTTCCCACTGCAGTTGATGAAGCAGCTCAAACTGCAAATGTCATAGGTACTGTTACCGCTGAAGGTAAATATACCGGCCTTAAAGCTTTACTCGTTGCCAGATCAAAATTAGGGGTTCAACCGCGTATTTTAGGTGCACCTGGCTTAGATACTGAAGCTGTAGCTCAAGAACTAGTTGTCATTGCCAAAAAGCTACGTGCTATGGCCTATGCCTATGCATGGGGCTGTAAAACAAAAGAAGAAGCTGTGGCGTATCGTGAAGCGTTTGCTGCACGTGAACTCATGATCATTTGGCCGAACTTTGTAGCATTTAATACGACAACCGCTCAAACAGAAACCGTACCAGCTGTATCTGTTGCTATGGGATTACGAGCAAAGATTGATAACGAAATCGGCTGGCATAAAACCCTTTCAAACGTAGCAGTATCTGGTGTTACCGGTATTGATGCTGATGTGACTTGGGATCTGCAAGATCCAGCAACTGATGCTGGCTATCTCAACAGCAATGAAGTCACCACTTTAATTCAGCATGAAGGTTTTCGTTTTTGGGGATCTCGTACTTGTTCAGATGATCCATTATTCCTATTTGAAAACTATACACGTACTGCTCAAGTCTTGGCTGACAGCATGGCTGAAGCACACATGTGGGCAAATGATTTACCTCTTCATGGTTCATTGGTCACGGACATTCTTGAAGGTCAAAAGGCCAAGCTACGTGAACTCACACGTAATAAATACCTCATTGGTGGTGACGCCTGGTTCGATCCTGAAGCAAATACTTCAGATACGTTGAAGGTGGGTAAATTGGCCACTGATTACGATTACACCCCTGTCCCACCGTTAGAAGATCTGACATTCCGTCAACGTATTACGGATCGTTATCTCGCTAACTTTGCTGCATCTGTAAACGCTTAAGGAGCATAACGCATGGCTTTACCTCCAAAATTAAAAAATATGAACTTTTTTAATGAAGGGAATAGCTACTTGGGCAAAGTTAAAACTGTGACTTTACCCAAGTTAGCCCGTAAAACTGAAGACTACCGTGGCGGTGGTATGAACGGGACCGTAAAAGTCGATTTAGGCATGTCCGATGATGGCTTAGTACTTGAGTCAACTTATGGTGGTCTAGATCTTTTGACACTCCGTCAATTTGGTATGGAAAAAATTGACGGTGTTTATCTCCGTTTTGCTGGGGCATACCAGCGCGATGATGATGGCGAATATGATGCCGTCGAAGTGGTTGTTAAAGGCCGTCATGAAGAAATTGACGGTGGTGAATCAACACCTGGTGAAGACACAGAACATAAAGTCGTAACCAACTGTGTTTACTACAAGCTGACGGTGAATGGTGTTGTTGAAGTCGAAATTGACATTCTCGGTATGAAAGAAACTATTGGTGGCGTAGATCGTCTTGAAAAACAACGAAACATCTTAGGCATTTTATAAGTTTCCTTCCCTTCTGTAGTCCAGTACTGCAGAAGGTTTTTTTATTTAACTTTTAGGATATTTCCACATGAATCAAATTGATCAAGCGATTAACCAGGAACAAATCAAAAACCCAAATGAAGAAGTTGTGAATTTAGAAGAACCAATCCGTATGGGTGAACAGATGATTACTCAGGTCACAATTCGTAAACCGGGTGTAAAGGCATTAAGTGGTACCAGTCTCCAGGCTATTTACCAGCATGACGTAGATGCACTTTGTAAAGTCCTTCCACGTGTTACTTCCCCAGCACTGACACCTCAGCAAATCTACCAAATGGACCCTGTAGATTTTGCCAATTTAGGAGGGCATTTGGTCACTTTTTTGTACCCGAAAGCCTTACAGAAGGAAATCAAGGCTCAGACAGCCTAGAGCTGGTCGATGATGTAGATGAGGCAATAGCTAATATTGCCGTCATCTTCCACTGGCCACCAAGTACTTACGATGACATGGATATTGTTGAATTGAGCAAATGGCATCGTAGAGCTCTCTTAAGAAATCAAACTAACTAATTAGAGTCCACCAATGGCAGATTTAAAATTAGAAGTCCTATTTAATGCAGTTGATAAATTATCTGGCCCTATAAAAACAATCGTTGGTGGCTCTAAAACCTTATCAGATGCCTTTAAAAAGACTTCATCTGAACTGAAGGCACTAGAAGCCCAGCAACGCAAAATTTCAGGCTTCAGGCAGCTTAAAGAACAATCTGAAAAAACTACACAGGCCATTGAACAGAATAAGGAAACACTTAAACAGCTCAAAACAGCCATGAATATTGGTGCCCCTACTGAGCAGATGGTTAAGGATTTAGCACGTGCTGAAGCTGCACAAAAACGTCTGAAAGCGGCTCAGAAAAATCAAGGTACTGAAATGACGGCTTTAGTCCGTGAACTTAATCAGGCTGGTATTAGTGTCGACAACTTGGCTGATGATGAATCAGAGCTGAAGAATAAAATCCATCTCACGACGATGGAAATTAACAAACAAAAGGAATCTTTAGAACGTCACCAGAAAGCTCAAAAGCAGTATGAGCAAATGCAAGGACGTATGGCTAAAGCATCGGATCTGGCCAAGAAAGGTCTAATGGTTGCTGGAGCTGGAGCAGCTGCAATGGCTATTCCGGTACACCTGGCAATTGACTATGAATCTGCAATGGCAGATGTGAAAAAGGTCGTCAATTTTGAAACTCCACAACAGTTCAAAATCATGGGTGATGACATCATCCGGCTATCCACCGAACTTCCAATGGCTGCCAAAGATATTGCAGCTATTGTTGCAGCTGGTGGTCAATCTGGAATTACAAAAAATGAACTGCTAGGTTTTGCTGAATCCGCGGTAAAAATGGGCGTTGCTTTTGACATTTCTGCTCAAGAGTCTGGTCAAGCTATGGCCGAAATGCGTACAGCTTTTAAAATGTCTCAACCAGAAGTCGTCTCTCTTGCTGACAAAATTAACTATCTAGGCAATAACACTCCAGCTGCAGCAAAAGGCATCATGGATATTGTTCAACGTATTGGCCCTCTCGGTGAAGTTGGTGGTTTTGCCTCTGGATCTATTGCAGCACTTGGTGCCACTATCCGGGGAATGGGTGTTGCTGAAGAAATTGCAGCAACCGGTATTAAAAATATGATGCTTGCTTTAGTTGCTGGAGAGTCTGCCACTAAAGGTCAAAGAGCTGCTTATAAAGATCTAGGCTTAGATGCTGGCCAAGTTGCTAAAGACATGCAAACTGATGCTGAAGCTACAACGTTGAAAGTAATAAAAGCAATTTCAAAATTAGATAAATATAAACAGGCTGCCACCTTAAAAGAATTATTTGGATCTGAATCTTTAGGCTCTATTGCACCATTACTTACTAACATGGAAGCCCTTGAGAAAAACCTATCAATGGTAGGAGATAAATCTAAATATGCTGGTTCAATGCAAGCCGAATATGCCGCACGTGCAGCAACTACAGCCAATAATATCCAGTTGGCCAAGAACCAAGTAGCGGGTCTGGCGATCAATATTGGTAATGTACTTTTACCCCCAATTAATACCATGCTTGGCAAATTCACCTCTGTGATGGCAGTTGTTCAAGATTGGGTATCACGCAACCCTGCATTAGCCTCAAGTCTGGTAAAAATTGCTGTTGGTGGCATAGCTATTATTGCTGTTATAAGCGCTTTATCACTTGGAGTTTTAGCGCTACTTGGTCCCCTTGCTATGCTCAAAATGACCTTTTCCACATTAGGGATTGGGTTTAGTGCATTAGGAGCCATTGTCTCCCCAGCTGGTTTAGTCATCCTTGGCATTATTGCAGCCGTGGCTGGAGCTGCTTATCTCATTTATAAGAATTGGGAACCTATCAAAGGATTCTTTGTTGGCATTTGGAATACAGTTAAAACTGCCTTCAATGGCGGAATTAAAGGCGTATCTGCCCTAATTATTAACTGGTCCCCTATTGGGCTTTTCTATGCTGCATTTGCGAAAGTCTTGTCCTGGTTCGGTGTAGATCTGCCCGCGAAATTCACAGGGTTTGGGGCCATGATTTTGACTGGCTTAAAAAATGGAATTCTTTCTAAAATCGGTGAGGTTAAAACTGCTCTCTCCGGAGCCGTAACTGGTGTTATTGAAAAAGCCCGAAATCTTCTAGGTATCCATTCCCCTTCCCGTGTGTTTATGGGCATTGGTGACTACACCATGCAAGGTATGGCATTAGGTATTTCACAGAACCATAACTTACCCGTTAAAGCGACACAGCAAGCTACTCAAAATGTGATTAGTACTGGTACCACAGCAAAGGTTACACCAGTGACGCCAATCCGGGCACAACGCGGTGGCAGCTTCATTAGTAACGACACAATTCAAATCACCATTAAAGCAGAGCACGGTCAACCCGTTCGTGAAACTGCACGTGCTTTAAGAGCTGAAATGGTACGCCTTCAACAAGAAGAACGCGATGCTCGTCGTAGATTTTTGACTGATACGGAGTAGACAAAATGATGATGGCTTTAGGGTTGTTCGTATTTTCATTGCGAACAGCTGCATATCAAGAACTGCAACGTGTTACTAACTGGAGACATCCAAGCAATAGCCGGGTTGGCTCTACTCCAGCTTACCAGTTCGTGGGAAAAGGTGAAGATACCATTACCCTGAAGGGAGAAATTTACCACGAACTGACCAACAACCGAATTGTACTAGATCAAGTCCGTCGTATGGCAGACACAGGCATGGCCTACACGTTGATTGAAGGAACCGGAAAGATTTATGGCCTAGTTATTATTGAAAATATGGAAGAGACAAAAACCTATTTCTTTAAAGATGGTGCTGCCCGCAAAACAGAATTTACTTTGACACTAAAGATTGTGAAGGAATGGAAACCGACGCTACTCGGCACACTCATCGGCATGGCTGGTGGTGCAGTAAATAGGTTGATATAAATGCTTAATCAAATCACCAATAAACTAAATGAAGCAGCTGAATCATATCAGGCTGAAACAGAATATCCTTTCCCAATTTATCGCCTAGAAGTAGATGGTAATGACATCTCCCCACTTGTCGTCGACCGCTTAATTTCACTCAGTATTAAAGACAATCGTGGTCTTGTTGTGGACTCGGTGGATATTGATCTTGATGATTCAGATGGACAATTAGAAATCCCTCCTGAAGGAGCAATTATTCAGGTGTGGATTGGTTGGTCAAATACGGGCTTGGTGGACAAAGGGAAATACAAAGTTGAATCGGTCACTCATCGCGGTGCACCGGACGTTTTAAGCATTTCGGCATTCAGTAACGATGTATCGGAAGGTTTAAAACAAAAGCGTGAACGTAGCTTTAGTAATAAAACAATTCAGGTGATTTTTGAAACCGTTGGTGCTGAATATGCTCTTAAAACAATTGTGCATGACACACTGGCCAGCCGAGTAATTTCATACATCGCACAAAATGAAAGTGATGCAAATCTGATTACCCGGATAGCAGACGAACATGATGCTATTGCTACGGTAAAAAATGGCCACTTAATTTTATTGCCACGTGGAGCCAGTCAAACAGCTTCCGGATTACCCCTTCCTACCGTCCAAATTTTTAGATCTGATGGTGATGGCCACAATTACACGACTGGTACCGGTACTGACCGAATTACAGGCGTTAAAGCCTACTATTACGATTCAAGTAAATCTAAAAAGCTGTATGTAGTCATTGGTGACAATGAAGACAATTTAAAAGAGATCCGCTACGTTCACCGTGATAAAAAAACGGCTGAATTAGCGGCACAAGCTGAATTCAACCGTTGCAAACGTACATCTCAGAAATTGTCATATACCTTTGCCTTTGGCCAACCGGAACTTATCCCGGAACAAGAGTTTGTTTTTACCGGTTTAAAACCACAAATTGATGACATCGTATGGCTCGGCACGAACGTTACTCATAATTTAACGGATAGCGGATTTACTACAAGTGTCGAATTAGAGTTACAACTGCCGAATACAGATGATGTTTCAACTCTTTTTGAGCCTGATAAAGATGGAGATAAAGAATTAAAAAAACAAAACAAAAAACGGACCGGTCGCAACTATGCCGACTACACCGGAGTAATCGTTTTTTATCGTGACAATGGAAAAGACCAGAAGCTTACTTCGGGTGATCAAAGCAATCCTTTAAAACTCATTAAAATTTATAAAACAAAAAAGACAGCGATTATTGCCTTAAAAAGAGAACAAGCCCGAATAGATAAAGCTAAAAAGGGCAAATAAAAAAAATCCTTGCTTTGGGGAAAGCAAGGACAAAAGGGTAATCAATTTTCGATACAAATTATTATAAATCACCATTTATAGTGATTTTGTTATAAAATCGTAAATAATTAAACCTACAGGTAACGAAATGGCTCGACCAAGATCCCGTTATAAATGCCCTCACTGCGGTGAACCTTTTTCAATCCGTTCAAGTACTGAACTTAATCCTTTACTCCGTTCATTTCAGGGACAGTGTCAAAACTTAGAGTGTGGTTTTACTGCTCAAGGATTCTTTGAATTAAAGATCCAGCTTTCCCCTCCAGCTCATCCTAATCCTGAAATTAACCTACCTACTCCAGACCGTACTTGGAAAATGGAGCACGCATGACAGACAAAATTGATATTGCTCAAGAACTACAACTTAAACAGGTCCAAATTCAACTTAAAGACTTTAGCCGCCCTTCCCTAACTGAATGTGAAGAATGCGGAAATGATATTCCTGTTGAGCGCCAGCGCTATGGTTCTGTAACCCTTTGTGTTGAATGTAAAAATACACAAGAAAAACTTTCAAAAAGGTACTTTTAAATGACAAATTTCCTAATCTTTTTCATCGTTATTCTTGTTTTAGCCCTCATTATTTTTTGGATGATTCTGGATTATCAATTTACTCGGTACATCCATGAGATGAAGGCTTTTTATAAGGAAGAAAATCTCCAAAACAAAAGCCAACTCAAGTTAAATCAGCAAATCCATACGGGAGTAATAAATGCAGCTATACCCGATCTTAATCGGCATGATCATGGGCATTATTTTAAGTAGTTCCATGTTCTTATATCTTGTCGCATAACGCCAAGCCCCTTCAATGGGGCTTTATTATTTTACGGTAAATACCTTGTCTTAAAAGTTTCCTACCAAACTTCTATATTGCTTGATCTGTTTTCTATATTATTTTTAGTTAACCTTTTAAGCTGTGTTAAAAGGTTAATTTCAAAAATCATGCAGCTTCTTCACCTAGCCAAAATAACATTTTGTCATTCAACTCTTCTTCAGAATCTGCACTTTCAATATTAAACTTATAGCCTTTAAATTTGAAATCTAATTTATCTAAGGTCTCTCCAATTTCATCAACCTTTTCCTCATCTAACTTCTTCAACTCTTCTGCAGAAGGTCTTAAAACAAAAAAGTTTGCGCCTTTTTGATCTAATTGAGATGCTGTTAAAAGATCTGTTGCCAACATCAAGTAATTTGTATTGATGGTATCTACATTGTTTGTGACGACAGAAACAAAACTTCCGTAATTAGAAGAACTTCGCATAGGCACATACAAATCACTATTATTTTTTCTTAAATAACTATCTTCAGGGAATAGATCTAATAAATGCTTATATTCATTTTTACTTTTAATTTTTTGTCTGAGGTTAGTTGTAGCACGTTTTAAGAATGGCTCATTTTTAATGTACTTAAAATCATTCTTCACTTTACTCTTTGATGCATGAGTTTTGCCTAAAGTAACAACACGAGTGTACAATCTTTCCAGAATCTTTTCTTCATTAAGGCCCTTAGCTAAGCCTTTATCTATCAAACGAATTTGGTCTGAAAAATAAAAATTATCTCCTTTAAAAGCTTTTAAAGATAATTCAATAACATCCTGAAGATGCTGTACAGTATCCTCATCATATAAGCAATTTACGCGATTGAAACTATCAAGCATTTTGAAGTAATTTCTACCATTGTGCTTAAATGAAACACCAATATTTAGATATTCTTCAGTAGCTATATCAGGGTTCCACTGCACAAGTGACCATTCACCTTTAATTATATTTGACATATGAATCTACCTATTTAAGCAGCTAATGCATGAGGCAAACGAGTTGCTATGGTAGCAAAACGTACTTCAAAATAATTGAAAAAATCATCAATCTTTTTATCTAAATTGCTACCTATTGTTTGATCAATATGAGTGATACAACCATGAATATCTACTTTGTCTTTATCATAAAAACTGCTATTTCTAGCAGCAACATCTAATATAGGTTGATAAATAGCAGGGTGGATAATTGTTCCATTGTATTGTGCTTTGAATGCATTGAGCATGTAGTTTGTACAATTGAATGTTGGGTCGATTGATTCATACTGCCAATCAATTACACCAAAAATTTGACCATGATCAATTATTCCAATGTCATCCTTTTTAATAAAAATTAGATTCCCAATATTTCTATCAATATTCCCAATACAATCATCAAAAGCAACTAAAGATTTAAAGTTCGGCCAAGAATCGAGTAATGAAATAATCTGTTGTGCTTCATCATTAGCAATCTCCTGCGGATTCTTAAGATAGACCTTTTTTAGATCTTTACCGCCAAGACTTGATGTAACCCATCCATATACAAAACCGTTGGTCTGAGCAAAACTATCCGTTGAGGTATCAATAGAAAATTCACTTACATCAAGCTTGATCAAAGCTGCACGACTTGATTGTCGCAAATTGGCTGAATTAGCTAGCAAGAAACCAAAACTTTCATTAATAATTTCTTTAATTCGAGTATTTACGAAAAAGTTTAACAAATGATTCAATGACTTCACCATCTGGCCATAGAACTTCAGCTAAATATGTTTTTGCAGAGATACCGCCACTTGTTGGACTCATTTCTTTTAAAGTAGACAAATAACCATCTTGCTCAATCATTTCTATCATTATACTACTAGCCCTTATAAATATCTTTATCTTACATTTTAATAGTAACTAAGATACTCACCAAATTAAAGTTTTAAACATCGATTTTTAAGTCATCACACAGTAATAATAAATATGCATTACTCCTGTCCCAATACTTTCACAAAATCATCTTCAGTTAAAATACGAATATTCGCTCCATCTTTTTGCCACTTCAGAGCCTGTTCAAACTTACGCCCATAGCTCATATGTGCCCAATGAGGATTACCCTTATTACATATCACGAGATAATCAACAGTTTTGGTGAGATCATCTTTAAAAATACCACCTTGTGATTCGATCACCTGTTTCCATTCTGCTTTACTATAACGAGCAGATGCACCAGTTAAACAAATGGTCTTGCCAATGATTTCAACGTTGCCATGGTAGAAATCAGGATTTTTATTATCTTCAGAGCTAGATACTCTAACTTGTGGTAAACCAAAATTATTGAGCTGGATATATTTAGCCAACGTTAAACGTAGAACTTCTTTTGTATCACTACTAACACGGTTTAAAATACGTACATGATTCAAAGCAAGAATTATTTCTTTATAGATAGGATCATCTTTCAGATATTCATGACGATCCAACCAAGCATTTAAAGCTAATACCTCATCATCTGTATAATCACTATCACAGGCCAAACCTGCTAACACGCCATGTAATCTTTGGACATCACAAGTATGTTCTTTAAAGTACTTTGAGTTTTTGAATAAATCTAAATGTGCTTGAACTTCTTGGTGATTCGCTAATAAGAACTGCGGGTCTTCAGCTGCTTTAAGTAGAACCTGATAAAGCGGTTCAAAATGAGGTACTGTTACAGCTTCTGGATATTGCTCTACCCATTTAATTAAGGCTTCAATTTCCTGTAAACGCACACGACCATCTAAGAACAAACCCTCAAAAAAACCTAAAAACAAATTACCTAATTTACTTTGATTCGCATTGAAATTTATACGATTTAAATCAACTTCCATGATGGCACCAATCTCATTTTATTATTAAAATAAAGTTGGCTATATAGTATCCAAGATACTATTGATAATCTATATTTTTCTTAATTCTTAAGAGCTTATATCTGTATCTTTAGTCTTATTTACCCCCTTGCATTTTTAATAGCTTCTGTTGTTGCTTTAACCATTTCAGTTGTACTTTTCATTTGGTCAGAAATTAAATTACTCATGTCTTTATGAGCTGCCCCATCAATTTCACGACCGAAGTACTTAAGTGCAAGTTCTTTGCGTACACTAGCAGCTTCTTCCGTAGGTATACTTTCCATAAAACTTGGGTAAGCTTGTAACTCAACTTGAGTTTGATAATTTTGATCAGCTAATCGCTGGTAATGTGCTGACTGTTTTAGAAAATAACTAATTAATGTAATACCTACTAATAACAGAGAAACTTTTACAGCCCAAAACTCAATAGTTGAGAAAAGATGAGGAACTAATTCCTGTTTAAGTGTTAATAAACCTACAGATAAACATAATAGTACTCCCAACCCCCAATAAAAATACGATCTATAACTTTCTTCTAACCCACGATATTTGTTTACAGCATTATCATAAATATTTTCTGTACGAGCATTATCAGCAATATTTCTTAATCTTCTAAAATTTAAAAGCTCTGTATTAACCTCATTTACAATAGGACTTAGTGCATTCACTGACAATTCTTTAAATAATCTTTTTATTTCTGAGTAATTAACAATAAAAGAATTAATTTCCTCTATCTTACTATTAATTTTTTGAACTGTGTTTGCAGTAGGTTCTGCTAATAGTAAAGCTGACATATCAGCAATATCTCTTTTAAAGTTTTCTAAAAAACCCATTTCATCATAGTGTAAGAAAATAGAATTTAGGGAAGAGATAATATCATTCAAACCAGTTCTAACCTTATCTTTTAAGTCTGAAGCAATTTGCAAACCATTTATTTGATTAATAATATTTCTTATATTTTCTATAAGCTTTGTCTTAAAGCCCCTATATTCTTCATAACTCATTCTTCTAATTTCTTGCTCATTTAGATTTACACTATCATTTGCCATTTATATTCCACCCCAAAAATTATTATAAAGTCTTGACGCGTAATAGTATCTAAGCTACTGTAAAAACGCTAGATAGACATAAGTCTTTTTAGTCAGGCGTAGGAACCTGTTAGTACAAAGATCACAGACGCAAAAAAGTCCGTCTATGGGCTATTTTTTTGCTTAAAATTCAGCTTCGCTGTTCTATGGCAGGCTGGACAGGACAGCTTCGGCTGGCCGTATCTGTGATCACGGTATTCCTACTCCTGTTCAGTCTGTCACCATTACCGTAGGAAGTAATGGCGCCAGATCAAACTTAAATTTGATCACAGGAATAGCAAATGAATACATTCGCTTTAAAGAACTCCCCTACTCAAAATTCTGTAAAAGAACATACTCCAGTTCACGACCTGGCTGCATTCAAACAACATCAGCTCAAGCTCAAACGTCAAAAACTCATCAAAAATATATTCGATGCTGCGATCTTCATAAGTATTGCTAGCTTTACCTTCTCAACTTTGTTTTGGGGAGCCTAAGCCATGTTTAAACATTTTGCGTACCTCTTAAGCACCTTTTGTGCGCCTTTGGTTTCACAACAATTTCTGTATGCTTTCACTCAATCTAACAAATTGGGAGTACAGCCATGAACACAATCGCACATATTGATGATGCTGTATTTATTCAAAACGACCAAGTTAAAACCTCTAGCCTCAAAGTGGCCGAGCTTTTTGGCAAACACCATAAAAACGTAATTCAAAAAATTGAAACGTTAGATTGCTCTTCAGAATTTACGTCGGCTAACTTTTCAGCCCACGTGCAAACTATTCAAGCTGGAGCTGTTCAGCGTGAATCTAAATATTATGAAATGACCAAAGACGGTTTTATTTTCTTGGTTATGGGTTTTACAGGTGCCAAAGCAGCTCAAATTAAAGAAGCTTATATCAACACCTTTAATCACATGGCAGCCATGCTCTACAACACTCAAGGCAACCATGACCAAATACATGTTGGGGCAGTTGTACAGCTCAAGTCTGGTGGACCGCTCTACACGGTCAGTAAAATCTTTTATGGCCAAAACGGTTACATGGAAAGTGCTGAAGTCATTTGGCACAACAAATCTAATTTGTGCCGTGAAACTTTACCCATTAACTGCCTAACACTTGAGTCTAAAAACCTCATTCAAAATAAAACCCTCGAAGACTTCTGGGCCTCTGTTCATGCCTATGGTATTCATAAGCTCAACCACAGCCGGAAACCAAACTTACTTGCGTTTAATATTGGGCAGATCTACGAGTGCATTGAAGGTTTACCACCCAAAAGCCAACTGTCTAGCATCCTCATGCAAAGCAGTGCTCCCTTCCCTGTCTTTATGCAACATAACCACCCTGTGCAGAGTGGGATTATCAATAAAACGGTGAGATGCATGGTTTTCGACATTAAAAAGCTCGCTATATCAGCAATTGAAAAGGGCTAATGTTATGGAAAATTTCATAATATCAAACAGATAAGCGACATAGCGTGTCGCCACTATCTATATTTTCAAAGCAGATTTTACGAAAATAGACCCATGATCAATAGACAGGGGGAGAAATGCACTCAACACTAGACATTAATAGCCAAAAGAAAATGACGGCTGAAGAAATATTGGAAGAAATTGAATATCCACTTGAGAACCTTCAAAACTTACTTTTTGCCTTTTCAAAAATGAAAGTCGATGATGGTTTAAAAGAACAAGAATTTAGCGCCATCATCAACACGCTACATCACCAAGTGGTCAATATTAACCGCGCGGTTCATGCCAAATAAATTAAAAAACCCCAGCTTAGGCTGGGGTTTGTTGCTTATCAAAAAAATCATTCCATTCTTGAGTATAGAAATAATTCTTATTATAAAATTTTAAAGCAAATTTTTCGGCGCTCTGTGTTGCGAAGCTATTAAAAATTCTACAACCGCCTAAACCGTCATATAATCTATCCCAAATAGGCGCTAGGAAAAACAACGTGATCTGCTCTGAAGGCGTAGAAGATTGACGAATTAAATTATAGAAGAAATCTTTTTGACGTTTATCAATATCTGCTCTATCTACAAGTTTAAATAAAGAAATGTAAATTTCAAAATAAGTAAAAATCTCAAAGAAACGATGACCATTATTTAGTTTTTCGATAATACTTTCATACTCAAATCTAATTTTTTCAACATTTAAACTCTCTATTTCATTATTATATTTAATTGATATATTTTGAACTAACTCTGTTCTTAAAATAAGAAAAATTTCATAACCAACAAGTTTTTTATCGTACTGATCTCGTAAAACTAAGTTTTTTATACTCTCATTTTTATAATTTAATAAAGAATAAAATTGATTGGTAAAAAATGAATTTTTAGTTTCTTGAATTTGTGCATCATGTGTTGCCTGAGCTAAATCCAATTGTTGTTTTGTTGACTCTTTTGCCTGCTCAAGCTGTTCAGCAGATGCCTCTTTTGCTTGCTTAAGCTGTTCTGCCATAGCTTCTCGTGCATCTTTATTTGCTTGTCTCTGCAAAAAGGCAGAATAAATAACAATAAGTAATGTTGCAGAAGTAAATAATGTATTAAGACTTCCGTAAATATCACCCAAAGGGCCAAGTTTTCCCATTTCATCCAATTGATCTGCTGGAATGGACCATACATGAATGGCCCACCATTGAAATAAATTCGGAAAAAACAACCATGCTAAAACAAAAACACCCGCAGTAATAAAACCAAAAGTTCTCATAATATTTTTTCTAAAAAAGTAGATTTGTTTATTTAAATTGATTTGCATAAGTCTCAGCTAAAGAAACTAACCCCGAACGCATTTCTTCACGTGTTTGACGGTACAGCTGAATCAGCTTTGCTTCATCATCTGCCAGTTCACTGCTCTTTAGTTCTGAAGCCCCCCAAAGAATATAAGCAATATTAAACCCATGATCTTCAAGCAAATCTAGCTGGTCAGTGTCTAAAGGTGCATTGTGCTTTTCATAACGCACAACTGAGTTCTTTTTAACGTTTAAGATCTCGGCCAACTCATCTTGTGTACCTATGCCCAAGCGCTTACGTTCTTCTTTTAAACGTTCACCACGATTAGAAAAATCATCATTTTTCATACTTTTTCCTTAAGAGCACTTGTAAATCACCATAAATAGTACTAAATTTAATAACACTAAGTATCTAAGTACGATTTATGGTGATTTTCGCATGACTACATCAAATGTTCAAACTAAACCTAAACACACTGAACTCACTCAAGTCCGCTGGACCAAAGCTCAGTTAAAAGTCCTTAAGAAAATTGCGTATGAAAAGGACACAAAAGTTGCCATCTACATCCGTAATTTTATGGTGAACCATCACCCCGAATTACAAGAACCGCGCAAAGACGAGCAATTGTAATCAAAGCCAATTCGCAATGCTTACAAAGCTACAAACTCAAACAAAATATTCACATTCTCAAACAGTTACCAATAATCACGCGTGGTTTTAAATGTCAGTATTACAAAGACGCATTGATGACAGACTCAACCAGTTATTCAACTTTAAAAAGGTTGGTGACTGGTACCGTGAAGGTCTATGTCCTCAATGTGGGAAAAAGGAACTCTTTACCCATGCTGAAACACCACGTGTAGTTAAATGTGGGCGTTTAAACAAATGTGGCTATGAAGAGCACGTAAAGGAAATCTGTGATGATCTTTTTAAAGACTGGTCTAAAGATTTCCCTCGTACCCCTGAAAACCCTCATGCCGCAGCAGATGCATATTTAGTTAATGCCCGTGGTTTTGACGTTTCCAAACTAAAAGGTACCTACACACAAGAACTTTTCAGAAACGATCGTAAATACCCCGACCTAATTACAGCGACCGTACGTTTTAAACTTGCTGAAGGTGTTTTCTGGGAACGGTTTATAGACCGTCCTGAACGCTTTGGCCGTCAAAAAGCTAACTTTATGGGGGACTACAAAGGCCTAGCTTGGTCACTAGATGATTTAGACAACCTTTGTAATGCCCAATCTATTTGGGTCACTGAAGGCATCTTTAACGCGATTGCCCTATCCCTTTCTGGACAGCCTTCTATAGCCACTATGTCTACAGAAAACTATCCAGAAAAAAAGCTGAAGCAAATTGCCGACCGCTGCCATGAGTTAAACCGTCAAAAGCCACGAATTCGTTGGGCATTTGATAATGACAAAGCCGGTAAAAAGTCTATCCGTAAGTTTCATTTAAGAGCAGTTCAAAACCATTGGGACTCGACCGCAGCCCTTCCACCTTCAGGTGGTTTGGACTGGAACGATCTTTACATGCGTGACCAGTTGCACAGCGAAAACCGTAAAGCCTATAAACACTACGGAGAGCTTCACATTGCAGAAACTCCGGAGCAAGCTGGCCTACTCATCTACAACTTCAATGACGGTCGACGTAGAACCTTTTATTTCAACCATAACTATCGGTTGTATTGGTTCAACTTAGATATGGACAAATACAGCAAGGAACTCGAACGCATTGAAGCAGATCCAGACCGAGACTTCTTGCTCGATAGCCAAAAACGTGAACTCGCCCTTCAGCAATGTTCAGCAGTTTCAGAAATATGTAATCGCCAGCTCACCCCTCTTTATTTCCAACGAAACGAAATAACAGACGAGTCCTGGTATTACTTCCAAATTTCTACTCCAGAAGACGAAATGAAAGCCACTTTTACCGCAGACCATATCTCTGCACCGGGTAAATTTGGCCCACGTTTGCTGTCTGTGCACGTAGGGGCTTGGTGGACGGGAAATAACCATCAACTTTTAACGTTTATGAAGCAAAACACAGAAAGGCTCAGAGAAGTGAAAACAATCGATTTTATGGGGTACACAAAAGAATATGGAGCCTACATATTTGAAAAACATGCTGTGTATAAGGGAAACGTTATCCACATTAATGACCACGATTTCTACAAACTTGGTCGTTTAGAGCTAAAAACTTTAGCCGGTAGCCCATCTATTAAACTCAACCCGAAACAAGAGTTTAAACCGACTTGGTGGAAAGACTTTTACCGTGTACGTGGTGCAAAAGGTCTAATCGCCCTAGCGTGGTGGACAGGCTCCTACTTTGCAGAGCAGATTCGCGCAATGCACAGCTCATTTCCATTTATTGAAATCGTAGGTGAAGCTGGTGCTGGTAAATCACGTTTAATTGAGTTTATGTGGAAGCTATCTGGCCGTGCTGACTATGAAGGCTTTGATGCAAACAAATCGACTAACGTAGCGATTTACCGCAACTTCGCTCAAATCTCTAATTTGCCTGTGGTACTCATTGAGGGTGACCGTAACGACCAAAACGGTAATGCAGTTGCTAAAACCAAATTTAGTTGGGACGAACTAAAAGATGCCTATAACGGCCGTGCAATCCGCTCTAAAGGCTTAAAAACAGCAGGTAATGAAACTTATGAGCCACCATTCCGTGGTGCCATCATGATTTCCCAAAACACGCAAATTCAGGCGTCTGAAGCGATTCTGACACGTACTTTACACATCTACTTCGACCGTAAAGGCCAATCTTTAGAAACAAAACGAATTGTCGATGAACTCGATCGTTTAGATATCGATGACACATGCACCTACATGACACATTGCCTAGTCAATGAAAAAGAAATTTTAGAAACCTATGCACGAAAGCTCGAGGAGCTAGAAACTGAGTTCCATAACAACGGTATTACCCATACCCGTATTGCACTTTGTCATGCACAAGTTTCGGCTCTAGTCGATGCTTTGGCCAAACATGTTCTACAAGACGTTATCGATATTGAAGAAGTCATTGCAGCCAAAGAAATGTTGTTAGCAATGGCTGAAGAAAGAGTTAATCAACTCAATGGTGACCACCCTCTTGTTGAGCAATTTTGGGATGCATACGAATACCTCAACAGTAGCCGTAGCCCTACTTTCAGCCTTAACCATTACGAGGCCGATGCTCAGCAAGTAGCCATAAATCTAAACGAGGTTTACAAGGTTGCAGCTCGAAATTACCAGGTACTTCCTGACATCAAAGAAATGAAAAACTTATTACGTAACAGCCGTCGCTATAAGTTCATCGAAATGAACAAAACAGTACGGTCAAACAAATATCCAGCCGATGAAGTAAAGAACGTTACTGGCGATGACTCAAGCAGCTTAGAACGTTCTCACACAGTGAAATGCTGGATCTTTACCAATCCTAGCTATGGAGCACCACAAGTATGAACACAGAAGAACTAAGCCCAAATGCTTTACCGTTTGTAGATGAAGAAGAAAATGAGCTACGTGTCGTTACGCCTTCCCACCCCATCGCACATGAAGCCTATGCAGCAGTTAAAGCCATGCGATGTGAGTTCGTCAGAATCATTGCTTCAAGCTATCAGAAATCACCTTCAGAAACGGGTTACTTCATTTCTGGCATATTTCCAAGCGATGCTGACCGAGGCTTAAACCGTGAAGAATGGATTTCAACTTTTGAAAGTTTAAAGGGGTAAATATATGGATGTAGAGGTCTTATTAGAAAAAGTGCTTCGTAAAATTTTAAAGCAGATTGATGCTAAACCAATCATTCCTATTGAGTGCCAACTGTGGGATGAACAAGACATCGCTAGTTATTTTAAATACTCGTTGGACTACACCAAACGGCACATTATTAGTAATGAAAACTTTCCACCAAGTCGTGAATTACCGACTTCTGCAACTGGAGATAGAACTGTACCGCGCTGGAAAGCAACAGATGTCATAAGCTTTGGAATGGCTTTTGATAAGTCGAATATTAGATACTGCTAAACTCAAGAGGCTAAAAAGCCTCTTTTTATATTTAAAGTTTTCTCTATAATTTTAGTAACTTCATCTATATAACTTACCTAAACATGACAAATAAAAAAGCTGAAACTATTGAACCTACAACTGAATATAAACCAAAAAAATGTTTTATTGTCACGCCAATTGGAGGGGATAATACACCTACTCGAAGAGCTGCTGATGGATTAATACGAGCTGTTATTGAACCTGTTTTAGAATCACTTGAATTTGAAACATATGTAGCTCATAGAATTTCAGAAACAGGATCAATTACTAGACAAGTTATAGAGCATGTTTTATATGACGATTTAGTGATTGCAAACTTAAGTGAATTAAACCCAAATGTGATGTATGAGTTAGCTGTACGTCATTGTACAAAATTACCAGTGGTAGTATTAGCTGAGCAAGGCACGATTCTACCATTTGATATTGCTGCAGAAAGAACAATTTTTTATACCAATGATATGCACGGAGCAGAAGATTTAAAACCTCAATTAATAAATGCAATTAAAAATTCATTGAATCAAGATAATAGTGATAATCCAGTATATAGAGTTGCAACTTCAAAAGTTCTTAGAGAACAAATAGAACAAGATTCAACTCAAGGTTATTTATTACATAAGCTTGATAATTTAGAAACATCAATAAATTCAATTGTAATGGCAATAAAAAATGATACGCCAAATAATTTCATATATAAAAATAAAGCCAAATATGGGATTTCAAAATCGAGCGAAATGATTTTTTCTAGATTATTAGATGAAGATACGTATCTTAAAATTAAAGATTCGATTAAGTCTGCTTATCCTAATGCCAAAATAGATTTTGAACCTCGAGTACGTACAAGCCCAACAAGAACTTCAATAGTTATGACATCAAGTATTCCCTTAAACTCACAAGTCATAGAGGATTCCATTTCTCATTTACTTATAAATGACGTAGAAGTAACTATAATAAGCTATTAGAGGTAATAGCTTAAAAATCATAAAATTAAGCAACTTAAACCAACTGATGTATTGAGCTCATCTAAAATTTCATCATTAGTCGGGTTGTAATATGTCAATGCCTGTTTAGGGTCTTTCCATCCAAATATTTTACACAAGGTCAGCGCATTTTTAATGCGTTTGGCCATAAGTGAAGCTGCTTCATGTCTTGAATCATGAAAAGTTAAATCTGCATTTTCCAATCCTGCTTGCTTACGAGCTTTTCTAAATAGTGCATCTCGTGATGAGTTTGACACAGTAAAAACTTTCGGGCTTCCTTTCCTGTCAATTTTTAAAGCTAACGTCCACAGCTGCAGTGCAAAATCATCTAACGGTACTTTTCTGGCCATTCCATTCTTTGTTTTATCAAGCTGAACATAGCGTTTAGACAAAAATACATGTTCAGGTAGCCGGTTCACAATCTCTCCGGATCTCATACCCGTGGCCATAGCAATAAGCCAAATTAAACCCACTTCCTGCATTTTTGTAGTTGGCACAGTTCCAGGCTTATATTTTAAGGCTGTTAGTATAGCTTGCAGCTCTTCTACTTCAGTCCGGCGTTCACGGTGAGGTGGTTTTTTAGGCTTTCTAATATTCTCTACAGGGTTTATTTCTATCCAGCCTTTATCTTTCCTGCACCAGTTAAAGAAAGCAGACAGCGTAGAATAGTCTCGCAATATGGTAGATGCCTTCAAAGGCTTAATCGTACGTTGAGTGACAGCACTCTCCCACTGTTTTAAAAACTCACCTTTATAAGCACTTAATGGCCAATCGGTGTTGGGCAAATTATCCTGGTAATAGCGGATCCTTTGCATTTCTTTTTTTCCAGTGGCTTTAAATCTGGAAACTTCTTCAGAGTAACGTCCCAGTGCTTCACGCATCGTAATAACTATTTTGTTTTTAAGAGCCTTTTGAGTAGCGTCATTTAAAATTAGATCTCGTTCTTTTTCTTTAGCCCAGCGTTTAGCTGCAGCTTCTGTCTCACAGATTTTTGTAGGCCTTGTATTTTTATCAAAGCCAATCTCTACACGCCATTTACCGTTCTTGGTTTGATAAATAGATCTGTACATTTTACTCCTGAACTTGTGTGGGTAACGTGTGGGGACTTATACCGAATTATCCCGAAAAATACCGTTAAAAAACATAAACGCCAGAAACGACAAAGCCCCAAGCCTTTGATATATAAGGCTTGGGGCTTTGGAGAATCATAAGATTCTGAATCTTGGTCCCGAGGGTCGGACTCGAACCGACACGTCATCTCTGACAGCGGATTTTGAGTCCGCCGCGTCTACCAATTTCACCACCTCGGGAGAGGAAGTATGTTTGTGTTGCGTATATTAGCGCGTTTGCAAAACTTGTCAAACCCTAAGTGAATATTATCGTTCACTTTTAGATCATTTAAACATTTTTCATGATTTAGGCCAGAAGCACAGCCATTAAAAAGCGAAAAAGTTTATACTAGGCGCAATTTTTGCGGTGTTTTTCCTGAATATGCAACTGTCTGACTTTTCCTTTGAACTACCCGATGAACTTATTGCCCGTTACCCACTCGAAACACGTAGTGCTTCGCGTTTATTGCATTTAGATGCTAAGGGCCAATATCACGATCATATGTTCACAGATATTATTGATCTGTTCGAAGAAGGCGATTTATTGGTACTCAACGATACCAAAGTTATGAAGGCTCGACTGAAAGGAAAACGTGCCACAGGTGGGGCGATTGAAATTTTGGTTGAGCGTATGCTGAACCACACCACAGCGTATTGCCATATTAAAGCGAGCAATTCACCTAAAGCAGGGGCTGAGCTTTTTGTCGGTGCAGACAATATTCCTGTGATTGTGCGTGGCCGTCACGAAAACTTATTTGTCGTTGAGTTTTCACAACCAATTTTGCCAGTACTTGAGCAATATGGTCAGTTACCTATTCCGCCTTACTTCAATCGTGAAGCAGAAGAAATTGACACTGAACGCTATCAAACGGTTTTCCATAATCCAGAAAAAATTGCCAGTGTGGCTGCCCCAACAGCAAGCTTGCATTTTGACGAAGAGTTGTTAGCAAAGTTAGACCAAAAAGGCGTTAAGAAAACCTTTGTGACTCTTCACGTCGGTGCAGGTACTTTTATGCCTGTACGCACTGATGACATTACAAATCATGTTATGCACAGTGAATGGTGTGATGTTCCTCAAGAAACCATTGATTTAATTTTGGCAACTAAAGCACGCGGTAATAAAGTGATTGCTGTCGGTACAACTGCAACACGTGCTTTAGAAAGTGCAGCTCAAGCGCATGGCGGAAAAATCGCAGCATGGACTGGTGATACGCAAATCTTTATTTATCCGGGTTATGAGTTCTGTATCGTAGACCGATTAATTACTAACTTCCATTTACCTGAGTCTACCCTGCTCATGTTAGTTTCAGCATTGTCAAATAGAGAAAATATTTTGGCTGCTTACGAACATGCCGTTAAAGATCGCTATCGCTTCTTTAGTTATGGTGATGCAATGCTGATTGATAAATTAGAAGTTTAA